CACGCACATATTCAGTTAATTCTTGCATTGTTTCCATATTCGCAACTCCTACAATTCAAACTTCTCAATCAAAGCCTTTTTGATTTCTGCACCCGTCAAACCATCTTCAATACCGTTTTCTTTTGCCAACTTCTTCAAATCAGCAGTAGGCATACGATTGATTTCGGTTTTTGTGTATTTCACTTCCGTACTTTCTTCTGCGATTTCCGGCGCATTCATATACTGCGAAAAATCGTCGGCAACTTTTTCTTTTGCTACATCTTGTGGCTTTGTATTTGCCTTTTCTACGGCTTTCTTTTCTTCCATTGGAACATCTTGACCTATCTCATACAAAATGCCCTTAAATTTAACTCTATGGTCGAATTTCATACCTTACCTCTCTTTCTAATAAATGCAATTAGGGGCAAGCCAACGCCCACCCCATTTGCAACATATTTTCAATTTTAGTAAGATACTGTTCCGACTTTGAGTGTATAAGTTTCATTTAAGCGCTCGAAAGAAGGTAAGCAGATTTCGGAAACAGTTGTCTTTGTGTGTACGGGATCTTCTGTAACAGTTACGGAAACTGCAACACCGCCATCAACGATAGTAACATCTGCTTCGGGTCTGCTAATAAGCGTTCTTTCTTCGGGTGTCATACCATACCAAGTATTACCTAATGCACCATCCGGGATAAGTGTAGCCATACCATCGGGATAGAACTTCTTAACAACGCCGCTTTCGTCCTTGTACTGTTTAGAGTAAACAATGATTGTTACGCCTAATTCAGTAGAGAATGTTTCCTTAACACGATTATCTGTCATAATGATGTTAGCAGTTACATTCTGTGCAAGTGTATAAGAACGAACCTTTGTGTTCTGCTTTAAGTAGTTCATTGTCTGCTTTGAAACAATTAAGATAGAAGGTCTAACACCTGTCTTTGCTTCAACCGCATCCTGTGCATCCATAACATCCTGGATAGGGTCAGAATTTGCGGTATCAGACCACATATCTGTACCAAGCAACTCTGTAAAGTTGTTTGTCCTGTATGTGTTGTCGGGGTCATAGTTGTAAGAGTATGTAGCACCATCAGCCGAAATAGAAATACTAGGATTTCCTGTTGCGGAAGATAATAACTGCATTCTCATTCTTTCGGGTACAACTTCTGCACCTTCGATAAGTGTTTCAGCATCATCATAGATTCTGTCTAATACTTCCTGTGCGAATGGGTCAGAAGAATCCTGAATACGCATAATTTCCTGCTCGTCATTTTCTTTGATAAGCATAGACTCTTTGAAGAACGCCATCTCTGTTTCAGTAATCTGGAAACCTTCACGGCTACGGATTGTAGAAACTGTATCAAATGCGCTAGGCATTAAGGAAACAGGCAATCCTTTTGAAGTCTTAATCCATTTAAGGTCAAGACCTGTTTTCTTCTTTGCAGGGAACAAACCAACACCAAGATACGGCTGCTTGTTGCTTGCCACTTCATTGTGTCTAACTGCAATCGCTTTTGAACTATAAGCATCTCTAATATTCATTATCTAGTACCTCTCTTTCTTATTCAAATGTCACATTCGCAAGTGCGGTCTTAACTGCATCATCAATAGTCAAGCCACTGTTTGCTTCTGCGTTAGCGAGATTGATTGTCGCGTATGCCTTAACGATTGAACCGTTAGGGTTTTCTTCGTAAACATCGTAAAGAAGAATACCTACTGCATCTGCGCTGTTTGCTACTGCGCCGTCTTCATCAATAGGACTACCAGCCTTGCAAACACCGTCTTCAAATTCAGTAATTGTAATAGGTACTAAAAGTTCGCCACCGAGTTTTCTCTTTAAGATTTCCGGTGTAGAGTTAATGTTTGTGTTCTTTACATTCATTTTCTTTACCTCATTTCTTTCTAAAAATTATTAAGATTTATAAGAATCAATAATGGATTCACTTGTTTTACTTGTAGCCGATGCAACCTTGCCAAGATTTTCAGCAATTTGTTCAGCTTGTGTTTTCTGCGGTTCTTCCTTGCCCTTACTTCCGCTAGGGTTAGGAGTGTTTTCCAACGCTTTCTTCTCATACTCTGAAACTGCGTTCTTCTCTCTGTCGGAAATAATCTGACCGAGTGTTGCAAAATCCAACTTTCCATTGCCAGAAACCAAAGTGTCTGCGACTTCGCCAGTAATACCGAGTTTTGCAAGTTCTGTCTTTGTAATCATCTGCTCAATCTGTTTTTCAAGATTTGCGACACTGGACAAAGCCTTATCTTTTTCTGCTCGTTCAAGTTCTAACTCTGTCATATTCTGCTTATTCAGTTTCTCTAACTCTTTTTCAAGTTCAGCAATTCGGTCATCTTTGCCACCAACACTTGCTAACTTATCCTTGTAAGATTTTGTTTCAGCACCAATCTGATTAAGATAGTTTGTAATCTGTTCATCATTAGGTTCTGCGATACCAAATCCGATAAGGTTCTGTTCTGCTTCTTTTCTTGTCATTTCTTTCCTCCATACACACACTTTGTTTACGCAGGTCGTATCTGCTCCGTGTTCTCCTATTTGACGCATAGGTGCAAATTTGATTTATGCAAATAAAAAGAGACAGCCTTTCGACTATCTCTCTATTGCCAAGTTATTAAGTTGTTTTGTTACTTCTTACAATATCTGTTTGTTCTTTCGTATTTTCCTATCGGCGTTTCAAATGCTTCTTCTACGCTATATCCATTTTTTAACCTATAATCAATAGTTGCGTGTTTGAAATTCAAAACCCTACACCATTCAGATAAGTGCTTTGTTTCTCCTTTGTAGGTAATATATACATTCTTTCTCGTATTGCCCATTTGGTCAAACATTGTTATCCAACGACAATTTGAAGGCTCGTAATTCCCATTTACATCTATGCGGTCAAGTGTTAAGTTGTCGGCATATCCATTTTCCAATGCCCATTTGCAAAACACTTCAAAACTTTCTTGCCATTCGGGGCATACCGTAATTCCTCTACCGCCATAGTCTTTATATCTATCGTAATTTGAAGAATTGCATCTGTTTTTCATTCCAGACCATATACAATGTAATCTAGGATATGTAAGTCTATAACTAAAAGGCTTGTCGCAACCACAATGTGTTTTTTTACCACTTCTCAGATAAGCACCTTTTGTCACTATTTCATTTCCGCAGTCGCATTTGCATTTCCACTTAACATCTTCGCCAACAATGTGTTCTTGCATTTCCAAAACAATAAGTTTGTATGCCACAAGGTGTTATTGCCGAACATAAGACAAAAACAACAATTCTTATGGAAAAACAACTCAAAGCCGATTTGGAAGTGTTAGCCAAAAAGGATAATAGGTCTTTCAATAATCTAATGGTTACTGTTTTGACCGAATATGTTAAGACAAGAAAAGCAGAGTTATAAAGGCTCTGCTTTTTTATTGTCATCAACAATTACTTCTTCTTTCTGTTCTTCTGGATAAAGCATTTCCATTCTCTTACGGCTTTCCAAAGCAACTTGTTCGGGGTCTGCAAAAAGACCGATTGTTTTTATGGCTCTTTCATACTTAACACCACTCTGCAAAAGCATTTGAAGAACTTGTGCTTTCATCTGCATATTGTCAGATTTTGTTCTACTGATTTTGATTTCCACATCAGACGGAACAAGTGTAAACTGTTTGTTTATTCTCAAACGATTTAAGATAATTCTCAAAGCGTTTCTTTCTGCTCTTTTGAAAATCGGCTCTGCCAATTCTGACCGCTTTTCCATTGAGTAAAAACCATTACGCAATGTTACGGCCGAACCTGTGTCACCGCCCGTGTTGGTTTGTCGGTCTGCAAGTCCGTGAATGATAAGCAGTTTTTCAAACAAATCATTTACGGCAACTTGGCTTTCTGTTTGGTTTAACTCTTGCGACATAATATCAACATCAGCCTTATTTTCAGCGCCGTTGTTTGACTTAACCACAAGGGCGCCTTCACTTCTGAGGGAGCGGAATGTTTCTAAGTCCACATCAACATTAATAAACTTAACCCAACTAGCAACAAACTGTTCAATGCCATTTGCTCTATCAGAAGACATTTTATTGATTTCGTCTGTTAGGGTTATGCTTAATTCAATGTCAGATAATCTTCTTTCATTGTTCGGGTACTCAATAACCGGAATCGCAAAATTTCCATTCACACCTCTGTTTGCGATTTCTCCACCAACGATTTCAAACCATTCTCCCTTTGTATAGCAGAAGTAAAGGTTGTTGCCCTCGGTTGTTTTTCTAATCTGACAACTAAAAGCAGGTCTGCCGTTATTGTGATAAACCACAAAAGTATTTCTAGGGTCTTCTACGGAAATAAAAAAGTCACTCTCATCTAAGAGTGGCTCATTGCTTGTTTCGTTTGTTCCGATAAAGCGATATGCCGTACCGCAAATACTTCTCCAACGGCACAACTCAATATCGTAAAATGCTTTATCTTCGCTTTCCATAATTGAGTTTAATTCTGCAATCTGCCTTGACTTGTTTTCGTCAGTACCTCGCAGAACAAATTGAATAGGCTCTCCAACCATTTCAGAAGTCTTTGTTTCCACGATAAACAAGGCAATATTTTCCACCACCTTGTTATTCACTTCTGGTCTAACTTCTTTCTTGCGATATAAAATCGGTTGGTCGCCCCGATAATACCTATCAAGATATTCAATCTCGGTGGCATTTTGGGTATGATAAACAAGTGCGTTGTTGAGTTCTTGCACAATGTTGTTTTCATCTATTCGATTTTGATTAGTGTAAATAATAGTCCTTCCGTAATTGTTATGTGTAATTGCGGAAAACGGTCTAGTATTTTTACCGACATATCTGTATGCCATTTTTCCACCTCAATTTTCTACATAGTAAAACCCCTCATAGATTTCTCTACAAGGGGCTTGTTGTTATTATTTTATTGCCATTTTACTGACGAGGGTTATGCTATCTTGTTACAATTTCTGTAGGAATAGCTGTAACAGGTCTTGCCTCTGTAATCTTACAACTTGTAGTTGAGCTATCTCCCCAAGCCACAATTAATCTTACACCCTTTTTACCAGATATTGTATCTGTTCCAATAGATACATTTATATCACTTCCGCTTCCACTTATCAATCTTGCTACATTATGTGTTAAATCAGCATATCCTTCAACTGATTTTACACCAGAACTATCGGATAATGTATGCTTAAACCAGAATACGCCAGTTGTTGCATCTGATAAAACCCAAAATATTGATGGATATGATGTTGAAGAAGCATAGAATACTTGTTTAACTCCGTCCTGTTGAGCAATCTTATTACTGCTCCAAGTTGAAGTTGTGGAAGTTGAAGAATCGTTGATGCTTCCCCAATTACTCTCAGGAATTAAAGTCATTTCACTTTTTTCAGCAGGTAAACTTGTAACCAGTTCCGCAGTACTATTTCCCTCGACTTTAAGAGTTGTCCACTGTCTAATTTCAAGATAATAATAACCATCAGTAGGATAATAATAAAAGCGTTGAATCTTATAATTAGGGTCAACTCCATCATGCACAGTATAATCTGTCGCACTATATGTAGTCCAATCACCATAACTATATCTAACCAATTTAACAGATTTGTATGTTCCATCATCAGCCATACCAGTAATCTCAACTTTTCCTCCATATTGGTCTGAAATTACAATAGGTTGGAATTTTGAAGAATTACCTAATGTCAATTTAAGCCACTGTGTAGCACCTGCTGTACCGAATGTGTATGCACCATATTTCTCATCAATCTTAGATGATGAGTACGTGCTTGTTGCTGAAGATTTGGTGTCGTTTAAACAACCAATCTGTCTCCAATCACTCCATGTATAAGTACTTCCATTATTATTAGACATTCCGTAACGCATATAGGTTAAACCATTTGCTGTGTCATCATCATTGGTCATATAAGTTTGTGTAATTCGTATATATTGTGCATTATCATAATAGTTGTTACTAATAATTATACCAATACGATTTACTGGTGTATTTAAACAACCATACCCAACACGATATATATGGAAACCATTTCCACTATCCATAACAATATTTGCATCCGTAAGTGATGCGTAATTTTTTGTTAATTTCTTCGCTAACTCGTCACTCGTTTTCTGACTGCTCCAAACTGTGTCGGTGCTTGCAGTTTCATCATCAATCTGTACTCCGTCTTTGCCGTTAAGCACTTCAAACGATTTCACACCCTCAACATCTGCAATGTTTACTGTGTGTCCGTTTTCACTTTCAACAGTTTCAACGATAGGGCTAAATCCATCTTCTCCTTTTGGAATTTCAAAATGGAATACCGCTTCTTTGGTTTCTTCGTCAACTGTTACTCCTGCACTTGCATCGGCATTACTTTCAACTGTTGTTACTGTGCCAATGCTAGGTATGTATGTTGTACCATCTATTCCGTCTTTACCGTCTGCACCATCTTGTCCTAATACCTTAATCGGTTCGGGATTTTCAAGATTGCCATTGTTGGTAAAACTCAAATATCCTTCTGCATCTATGCTAGGTGTAAATGTCACACCGTTATCGCCCTTAATATCAATAGGTTCGGGATTTTCCAAACCACCATTGTTTGTAAACGACAATACTCCGTTTGCATCAATACTCGGTGTAAAGGTTACTCCGTCTGCACCTTTCTCGCCATCTCTACCTGCGATACCTTGTGCACCCCTAAATGCTATTACTTGCCAATAAGTATCTGTTACTGTTCCGTCAATCGGTGGCTCGTTTGTAGGGTTATCAAGTTTACAAACATAAGTATTTCCGTCTGTATATGTAATGTAATCGCTCTTTGTGTAACTAGGTTCTGCGTTTACATCATAATCTCCTCTTGGGTTAATTGCACTTACGGCACTTTCACCAATAGGACCGCGCTCACCCTGCGGACCTTTAAGATTAGGAGTTGTAAAACTACCGCCCTTGGTTGTAATGTTAAGTCGGTAATCTTCCGTTGTGTTATCGGGGTTAGTAGTAACTGTCGGGCTAACTCCTTCGAGTCCTTGCTTTCCCTTAATATTCTTTGTGGTAAATGTACCATTCTTTGTAGTAAAGTCTAATTTATAAACTTCTTCGGTATTATCTGCGTTCTCGGTAATTGTCGGTGTTTCTCCGTCTGCTCCGGTTTCGCCAACTTCTCCACGCTCCCCTTGTTTTCCAACAAGATTTGGTGTGGTAATCGTTCCGTTTTTGTCCGTAATGTCAAGTTTGTATGTATCTGCTGTACTTGTGTTTACGGAAATAATAGGCGATACACCATCTTGTCCGTCTTGACCTTTTAAGGCTCCTGCACCCAACAATGATTCTTCGGTGTAGTCCATCCCAAGTATTAAAGCCTCTTCACCTTTTAAACTCATACGATTACACCGCCTTTCATATTCAACCACTGTTTTGTAGGTGCGTCATATTTTCCGATAATCGTACTTTCTACTCCATTCGGGTCAATCAATATCGCACTACTTCCCGTTGCAAGGTCATCATACTTCGGCAGTTTTTGACTGTCCTGCACAAATCCTTGATAATCTCTCTGATTTCCACGAACTTCTACACACTGAATGCTTCCCATATCAGGAATTTCACTCTCGTTTTCATAAGTTTGTCCGTCAAATACTACTGCCATAATTACACCTCAATCTAATAAAAAATCATTCCGCTACTTGTGTTTCTTTCTTCAAGCGGTTTTAACCGAACTCCGTATCGTGGATTGTAAACCACTAACTGATTGCATTTACCGCATTTATGTTTCATAACCATTCCTGCACCAACATAAATTGTGAATGCCTTGCGGTTACATTTTGGACAATATATTGTTTTTTCTTCTCTTTCCGCCATTGTGATACCTCTTTTACACAAAACAAAAAGGCACCGCCGTATTGACAATGCCTTTCTGCTAAAGGAGTGAATTATTATGTGAAAAATGATTGAACTTTTCTTGTATGCTCGTTTTCCACCTTAATATTACTAAATTTTTTTGTGACATATCGGACAACTTTTAAAAATTATTCTAAAAATCTGTCAAAAGCCTTTCTCACACTATCTTCTGTGTTGTTTCCGCCCATTTTATCCGCTACTTTATTCCAAGATAGCTGTTCGATAACCCTTAAATTTACAATTCTCCGTGTGTGACTATCGGAAATACCGCTAATAAACTCTTCAACTTTGTTAAGTGTTTCTAAAAGTTGCATTTCTAACTCCGATAAAGTCGCTTGCCTTGCGTATAATAGCGTTTTCTTTCTTGAATATTCGGGATATGGGAAGCCTTCGATTTGAAATGATTGCAAACCGCCAATTCCGCCCCTTACCTTGTCTTTTACCGCCCCTTGCTCTTCAATTTTAGCAATTTGATTTTCCAGTTTTTCTATTTTCTGCCGTATTTCCTTTACTTCTTGTTGCAAATCTGCATATTGAATTAAAATTTCTTTAGAAACCATATCCACCATATCCCCCTCTGAACGGATTTGCGATTGCTTCGACTTTCGCTACTGTTCCGCTTCTCATTTCATTTTCAAACAAAGCAAGTGAATCGGGCGCGTCATCATGTTTCACTTTTCCGCTTCGTGTCATTGTGGTAAGTTCTTTCATAAACTTGTAATACTGACTACTTCTATCCATTTTGCGGAAGTCTTTGAAATAATAATCACGGATAATATTATCTCTTGCATTTTCCATTCTTGTGATTTTGTTTGAACAGTTATATTTGTATCTAGCACTACATCTTCCGCCTTGTTCCGATACAAGTTGCATAACATCTCTTCCGAAATATTCTCCGGCACTATTGCTTTCAAATGTAACGGTCTTTACATTGTGTTTAATCAACATATTTGCGCATTCAGGCTTTGTAAACTGTGTTCCGGCATTGTCAAATACCACATCGACAATGTAAACTTCATTTCCGTAAACATATCCAATAGGCATTGAACAACTATCTTCTCCCTTGTCAGCACTATCGCACGCAGCCATAATTGCGTCCGGCTCTCTGTCAATAGGCAACTCCTCAAAGTAGTTAAGTTCTTTTTCGGAAAACATTCGCCCTTTTGCTTCGTAAGGTTCTTGCTGAAATTCAGCCGCCCAAGTTTCTTCAGAAACAAGTTTTCTTTCTTTGCGGTAATAGTCTGTTGTAAATATTTTTCTTAAGCCTTTGTTGTCTTTTCTGTAAATCTCCCAATTGCTTTCATCCGTAATCGGATCCAACGCAGGAACTGCCACTTCTTTCCAACGCCATTCCAGTTCATCAGCCTTTTGTTGTAAAGCGGTAATTGGGTCATATAAACTGTATTTTGTTCCTTGGATAATAATGGGTGTACCCTCTAATCTTCTACCAAGGACATCGTCCGTAACCTTTTCGCAAAGAAACTCTAATCTTTCTCTATTTCTTGCTTCTTCGTGGTTTTTTACGCAGTCATCAATGTAAACAAGCACATTTGCTTCCGTACAACCTACAATTGCACCGTCAATCGGTCTGCAAGTAAAAGTGGGAAATGTATTTTTGCTTTTTAAATCAATAGATAGGTTTTCTGCACTCTTATAGTCTTTTTCTCCTATTTTTTTCGCTTCCGGGAATACTTTTAAAAACCTTTCATAGATTACTTTTGTCTCAAATGATTGTAGTAACCCACCATAGAAACGCTTAACAAGTCCTTCGCCCTTACCGACTGCAAAAATACTTCCGTCCGGCTCTCTTCCGCCCATCATTTGCGCTAATCGCAATCCACCAGTGGTTTTTCCTGTTCTTTTTGGTTGAGAAACTGATAAAAAGTCCAATTCTCCATCATAAATTTCTTGATAGGCTTGCATTACTGGCTTTAAAACTTGTTTTCTTGGGAAATAAAACCGCTTGTAAGGGTCTTTTTCATCAATTTCGATGTAACTAAAAAAACTATCTACTAAATAAGCGGATTCCGCTTCTAAAATGTCATAATAATACAGCAATGGTTTGTATGTCGTGTCATTTTCAAACGCTAATATTTCCAAATCATCTACCGTATATCCGTTTGTTGCCTTTAAAACATAATCACTTAATAAATTTTTTGCTTTTTTTGATATTTTTAAGCCAAATTCTGCGTCTTTTTCCGTAACCAAGGCAACTTTTGAAGCACCTACATACGCTTCTACCACTTCTTCCGTAATTCCGTGTCGCTCTATATAGTTCTCATACCCATTTATCGCATTTTGCAACTCGATTGAAGCCATAAAAAATAGCACCTCATTTCTGTAATACAAAAATAAAAGTGCTACTTCACTGATACATACACCTACTTGCGTATGCCTTAT